GCCAATGAACAAAGGTTGGCATGCTGTGCAGTATCATATCCACTATTTGATTGAAGCAAAAGAATGGCTTAACAAAGTCAAGTCTTATATCAAAAAGAATTATGACAAAACAACAGTTAGCAATATTAATAAACTTCCGGACTGGAAAATTGGCGGTAAAAGTCATTGGGCAACTGCCGCTCATTTTGAAGAAAATGCACCTGACCAGGTAATTCCTGATTATAAAGGAGCTCTTGACCGCTGGATCAAAGAACTTGCTGAAGAAGGTGCTCAAATAGTAGAGCTTAAAAAAGCTGAAGAGAAAACTAAAAAGAAACCATATGTGCCTACTATTCAAGAACGTCTTGAAGAAGCAACCATTGACAAACTAGAAGAACTGGACAACTGGTTGGATGATTGGATGCGTGACAGCAAAAAGAATCCGTTGATAAAATGTAATCCATTAAACTATTTTAAAAAACAAGAAATGAATCTAGGACACTTGCGGTTTGTAGATCAGTTTTATCGAGGTCAGTATGAAGAACTGCAAGAACTAAATGATCTTCCTCCTGCTAAAAAGCAAGACGATATGCAACAACAACTTGCAGAAGGTTACAATACCTACAGTAAAAAAGAAATCAAAGAACTAACAGATTTCTACAAACGTATGTTTGATGGCATTGAAATTATCAAAGCAGAGAAAAAACAAACTCGTGCAGTGCGCAAACCCAAACAAAAAAGTGCAGCAGAGTTGGTCAAAAAGCTCAAGTTCAAACCCAGTGACGGAGATTTTGGACTCAGCAGTATTCCTCCAGCAGATATCATTGATGCAACTGCATTGGTAGTGTTCAACACAAAGAATCGCAAACTGGGCATTTATTATGCACAAGAACACACAGGTTTCAAAGTTAAAGGAACTACACTACAGTTTTATGACGAGAATCGCAGTTTGCAAAAAACAGTGCGTAAGCCCGATGAAGTGCTGCCTAATTGGAAAAAAGTTACTAAACACAAACTCAAAGCACAGTTTGGATATCTTAAAACCACTGAGACAAAACTCAACGGCAGATTCAATGCTGACACTATCATCTTAAAAGCATTCAAGTAATAAATACTTGTATGGCATTAAAAGATGATTTGATCAAAGAAATAGAACTAAGACTAGGTGGACAGATGGTTGACGTAGAACTCGACCCTGAACACTATGACTTGGCTATCAAAAAAAGTTTAGAAAAGTATAGACAGCGCAGTGAAAACAGCGTTGAAGAAAGTTTTGTACCACTAGAGCTCAAAGTAGAAGTCACTGAGTATACGTTAGCAGACGAAATTATTGACGTCATGGACATATACAGACGCAGTAGCGGAACACTAAATGCTGGCAGTGGAGGTGATATTGAACCATTTGAAACTGCATACTTAAACAACTATTTGTTAAACAGTGGCAGAGCAGGAGGCATGGCAACATTTGATGCTCTTGCACAACACAGAGAAACACTAGGACGCTTGTTTGGAGAAAATATTACATTTACTTGGAACACTGTAACTAAAAAACTTTTCATTCACAGAAAGATCAAAGCAGATGACACAGTATATCTTCACACATATAAGTTGAGAAGTGATGAAGAACTTCTTAAAGATCCTTATTGTTCACCTTGGATCAAAGACTATGCACTAGCTCATAGTAAACTGATGCTAGCAGAAGCACGTGGTAAGTTTAACACTATTGCAGGCCCGCAAGGTGGTACTAGTTTAAATGCCGATGCATTGCGAAGCGATGCACAAATGTCCATTGACAAACTAGAAGATGATCTCAAATATTATGCAGAAGGACAAGCTGGTCTTGGAGTAATTATAGGTTGACAAACGGGCCAGATCCAATTATTATCTAAGTATGAAATTAAAATTGTTGGTAATTGGTCATGGACGCCATGGCAAAGATACTGTCTGCGAAATACTCAGAGACAAGTATGGTTATAGTTTTGAAAGTAGCAGTAAGTTTTGCAGTAAATTGTTTATCTACAATGATCTAAAAGACAAATACGGTTATAAAGACGAAGAAGAGTGTTATGCTGATAGGCATAATCACAGACAAGAATGGTATGAAGCTATCTGCGATTACAATGTTCCAGATCCTGCTAAACTTGGCAGAGAAATGTTTCGAGAATACGATATCTATTGTGGACTGCGCAACAAAAAAGAATTTCATGCTATGAAAAACACCGGTGTATTTGACTATTGTATTTGGGTTGACCGTAGCGATCATCTTCCTCCTGAAAGTAAAAACAGTATGAGTCTTGAACAATGGATGTCAGACTATACTATTTGTAATAATGGCACATTGGAAGATTTAGAATTCAATGTACATGCTCTCATCAGTCATATTGATAGTTACAGTGCTAGTTAATTAAGTACTAGGTTAACTATCATATCCCCCCTGATATATAGCCTTTCTGGTAAATATTACTAGCAAATACTTTTATCAGAGGAGCAAAATTATGGCATTAGTATCTCCAGGTGTAGAGGTTCAAGTTGTAGATGAAAGTGCATACGGTGCCCCGGGTGCCGGCACAGTACCACTACTATTGATCGCTACACGTACAGACAAAGAAGATCCTACTGGCAGTGAAGCAGACGGTATTGCTAAGTACACTAAGGCAGCGCAAGCAGGTAAACCTATTAAAGTTACCAGTCAGCGTGAACTTACACAGTACTACGGTAATCCAACCTTCACAGAAAATACCAGCGGACTTATTATACAAGGCAGCGAGACCAGCGAATACGGTCTTATGGCTGCATACAGTTATCTAGGACAAGGCAACACAGCATATATTGTTCGTGCAAACGTTGACCTAAATCAACTAAACTCAACAACAGTTGAACCAACAGCACCTTATGCAACAGGCAACGGTGTTTGGTTAGACACAGATTATTCAAAATATGGTATTCATCAATGGGATAGTGTAAACAACAGTTGGGAAAATGTAGTACCAGCAGTTGAAGTAAACTCGACCGGCACACAAACCGACATTGATGGTGATATTGCATTCGCACCAACAACAGCGGCAAGTGCAGCAACAGATGGAACATTCTTAGTTGTAGTACACACAGACAACGAAACAGCAATCACAACAGATAGACAAATGAGTTTGCAGTTTTTCTACGGTGTAGGCGGCGCTTGGGAACTTATGGATCAAAACACAGGTCTAACAACAGGCGAAGCAGTAACATATGATCGTCACTACAACGAACCAGTTGCTCCTAGCAATGGCGATATTTGGGTTAAACTAACAAGCCCAGGTAACGGTATGGACTTAGATTTCTGGCGTTATGACAATGCAGTTGCACGTTTTAACGGTGTAGCAGTTCAAGGTGTTACAACAACACAAGCTGACGGTTTAGCTGCCATAGGTGATTATGTACCAGCAGACGGTTCTAGTGTAACACCATTAACAACTAGTACAGCTTCAGTTGGTAGTTTATTGATTGACCAACAAGCTGATACACGAGCAACATTGATCATCAGAGAAGTACTAACAGGCGGCGCTCCTGGTGTTCTTGCTACAACAGATGTACAAGCACAAGCTGCCCAGCCTACTGCAACCGCAGCAGATGGCACTTATTGGTTTGACAACGATATTGACACACTAGACGTATACAAAGTAGACGGTTCTAACTATGTGTCAGTTAACGATGTGGTTACTTACAGTCAAACAGCTCCTAATGCACCAAGTGCAGGAGATATTTGGATTGACACACTTCAAGCAGGTGAAAACCAAGCTAACGAAAGAGATTATCCAAAAATTTATAGACGTAACTCAGCTAACAGTGCATGGATTAAACATGATAATACAGATCAAAGCACAAGCCAAGGTGTATTGTTTGCAAACATTACTGATGATGCTCGCAACTCGCTTGGTGGTAATGCTACAAGAATTACAGGTTCTCCAGATCCGTTAGTTTATCCAAACGAAATGGTTGTTATTAACATGGCGCAAAGTAGAAATACAGTGCGTGAATGGAATGCAACAGTAGCAAATACTACAGGTGGAACAGGTGCATGGAGAAATGCTGCACCAAATCATGCAGACGGTAGCGGACGTTTTGGACGTTTTGCGCAGCGTGGTGTTATTGCTACAGCGATGCAAGCTGCGGCAGCAAATACAGATCTCAGAGATCCAACACTGCGTTTCAGCTTAATCGCAGCACCAAACTTCCCAGAGTTGACAGACGAAATGGTAACACTGAACAGTGACAGAGGCGAAACAGCCTTTATCATTCTTGACAGTCCACTTCGTAAAGATCCAACTGACATTATCAACTGGGTACAAAACAGCAACAATGCTAGTGAAAATGGCGAAGATGGCTTGATTACAAACAACACATACAGTGCAGTTTACTATCCAAGTTGTCAAACTACAGAACCATTAAATGGTAACACAGTGGTATGTCCAGCAAGTCATATGGCTCTGTACACATATGCTTACAACGACAATATCAGCTTCCAGTGGTTCCCACCAGCAGGTACAACACGTGGCGTAGTACAAAATGCTACCAGCGTTGGTCACATGACAACAGAAGGCGAATTTAAGCCTTTGAGTCTAAACCAAGGACAGCGTGATGCAATGTACACTGTTAAGCTAAACCCAATCACAACATTCCCAGGACAAGGTACAATTGTATTTGGTCAGAAAACTCTGCACACAACTACAAGCGCACTAGATCGTGTGAACGTTGCACGTTTGGTTGCATATCTCAGAGATAGATTTGATGAGCTAGCTCGTCCATTCCTATTTGAGATCAATGATCAGTTAACAAGAGATAGAGCTAAAATCGTATTTGAAAGATTCCTAGCAGATATCCTGAGCCGCAGAGGATTGTATGACTTTGCAGTTGTATGTGATGAGAGTAACAACACTCCAGCACGTATTGACCGTAATGAACTATACATTGACGTTGCGATTGAGCCAGCCAAAGCGGTTGAGTTCATTTATATCCCAATTAGAGTGGTTAACACAGGCACAATTAGGGCAATTAACTAAAAAAATTAACTGAATACTTAATTAGGCGTCCAAGGGCGCCTAATTTTTTGACTAAAAATCATAAATACGTATAGCCGGTATTATGAGGAGATCGACATGGCAGTTATTACAACATTAGGCGTTCCTGACAATCAAGGAAACACAACAACAATTATGCCTAAGCTCGCATATCGTTTTAGAGTGACTTTTATAGGAGATGGCTTCAGTGCTACTCCAACAAGAAGTGTTATTAGCGTAACACGCCCTTCACTTACACACGACGAAGTAGTTTTAGATGCATATAACTCAAGAATTTATCTAGCTGGTAAGCACACTTGGGATCCAATCTCTGTGGTAATCAGAGACGATGTGGACAGTGCAGTGCTTAGAGAGCTAAACAATCAACTTAATAGACAAGTTGATCACGCTAACCAAGCAAGTAGCAGAGCAGGCAGTGGATATAAATTCCAAATGACTGTAGAAAGTTTAGACGGTGCAAACCCAACACCAGGTGTACTAGACAAATTTGAACTAGCAGGTTGCTATATCAGCAATATTCAGTACGGAGATATGGACTATTCAAACAGTGGTCAAGTAAATGTTACTGTACAGATTCGTTACGACAACGCAGAAATTTATGATGCTGCTGGCAATGCTACACTTACAGGTGAAACACCTGATCAATCAGTTAGTAACGCTACAGGTGGCGGTAACTAATTAGGACTAGCGCAGTGGGATTAATTAGTAATACCGGCCCTTACAATGCTGCCGCTGATCACTTTAATGTTCAGCATGGTAGTCAAGTATTAACAGGCATACCAAGATCTAAATTTCAATTTAGTGTTGATATGATTCTGAATCCTACTGTTTCGTTAGTAGACGAAAGTTTTGGAAGAGCCTTCACTTTTCACAGAGTAAGCAGTGCGGGCCTTCCAGACTATGATTACAATGTTGTCACAGTTAATCAATACAACAGAATGAGGTATATTCCTACTAGGATGACTGTTCAGCCTGTTACTATTATATTCTACGACACCAAAGACAGTCAATTTGATTACTTGATGCAGTCATATGCAAATCACTATTATCAAGGACATCAAATGGCTGCTAGCAATTTTAATGATAGTCCAATTACCAATGAAAACTTCAGCAGTGGAGGAGTTCATTTGTTTGGTGCTAAAACACTAAGAGACGATCAAAGATTTTTCTTTGAAGAAATTGTTATTACTCAACAAGATACTGCACAAGGCGGCAGACGTACACACTTGTACAACTGCATGATTACTAATATTAATCATGATAGATTAGACTACAGCGACAGTCAGCCTGTTCAATACACAGTACAATTTCAACCAGAGCATGTTAATATATTTCCTCTTGGAGACAATGGTGCAAGTGCTGCACAAGTTGCATCTGGAGGTGCAGAAGCAACCACAGTGGCTAACAGATCCAATTCTAACAATTTTATTTCTAATGCTGTTAATCAAGCCGCAACGCAAATAATAAACGGACAACGTTTTGATCCACAGCAATTTGCTACTAGTCAAGTTAGAAACTTTGTAACAAGTCAAATACCTTCATCAGTGCAGAGATTTTTATCTAACTTTATACGCTAATAAATACTGCTAGAATGGCAAATAAATTTCAACAAGGGATATATGAGGTCAAAAATCCTCAGAAGTATGTAGGAAAACACCGTCCTCGTTATCGCAGTGGATGGGAGTTGAAATTTATGAGATTATTAGATAC